TGGCCTGTCTCTCTAATAGTTTTAAGGATTTTTCTTCATTTCTGGCGCGAACCAAGGCTTTGGTCGCTAAGTCAACGGCCTCTTGGTTGCGGTACTGCTCTGTAATCTTTGCAACCTGTTCAACGGTTTCCTCATAGATGGCTTGTTCTTTCAGCGCCTTTGTTGCCAAGTCCACTGCTTCTTGATCCTGCAGGTTCTTGGTAATCTTGGCGACTTCTTCAACCGTCTTTTCATAGGTGGCCTGTTCAATCAATGCTTGCTTGGCCTTTTCAGCCTGGGCCAGAAATCCGGCTTGTTGGGCTGCAACTTGATCTTCAAGATATGCAACTTGCTGTTTGGTAGCTCGGTTGATCGAAGTCAGTAAAGTGAATTGCCTATAGGACTCATCACCTGTCGAACTGGCTAAAACAAAAAGCCTTTCTTGTAATAAGGCTTGCGCTTTCTTCGCTGCCGTCAATTGTTCTTGAAGACTTCCTTGTGTGCCAAGTAATCCTCCAACCTTTTCAGTGATGCCTTGGAAGGTGAGAGCAGCAAGCACAGAGGCTGCTTCTGCCGCTTCCTGCTTCTGCTTGAGTTGCAGAAGTTCTTCCTGCGATTTCTTAATAACTTTCGTGGATTCAGCTTGTTCAGATAGGAATTCAGCTTTTTTCTTTTCAACAAATTCCTGCTGAAGTCCTAGTTCATAATTGGCTAGGCTGGTGGTGTAGGTGTCTCGTGCGGCTTGAACGTTCTGCTGATAAACCTCCAAGGCTCGGCTGGCAGCTCCTGTTGTTTCATCTGTAATGATCTTGATTTTGGCAATTTCATCTTTTGCGGTGATATATTCTTCGCCTACCTTTTTGGTTTCCTCAGAGAGTTTTTCTTGTGCAACAATGACTTTCTGCAAGGCTTCTTCAACATCCCCAAACGGATTGGCCTTGGCTGCCATCAATTGAGCCGTTGCCGCAAAAACATCAAAGGCATCATCGAGCAGCATCACATTGCCAATCAACTGATTGATGTCTGCAGAGATGGTTTTGAATGTGATCTCCAAGGCTCGGAAGGCCATGCCCACAAACGAGTCTGCAATCAGATCCGTTAGGAATTGAATGCTGGCGCTCAGTAACTCAACACCAAGCCGGATTTTGGCAAAAATGGAAGCATAGCCCAGAACCTCATCATCCTGACTGATGAACTGCTGAATTTTGTCAATTACATTTGTAAAGACATCAACAATGGCTCCAATTGTTCCCGTCAGAACGTCCATGTAAAAAGCGACATCCGATTCAGTGATAGAATCCAGTGCAGCCGCTACATCTCGGATAGCACCTCCAAGGCTTTCATTGGCTCCAGCAACTTGGTTGATAATGCCAGCCAAGCGAATTCCAGAATTTTCTAAAATCGTGAAGCTTTGCCCAATCGTCCGGCTTGTTCTCGCAAACTCTTCTTCCAAGACTCCAGCCTGAGACTGCAGCGCCTCAAAAACCGTCTGAGCGGAAAGCTTGCCTTGCTTGCCGTATTCGCGAAGCTCGCCAATCGTAATGCCTAAGCCATCGGCAATAGCCTGCGCCACTCTTGGCGTTTGCTCCATGACCGAGTTGAGTTCTTCGCCTCTCAGGACACCAGAGGCAAAGCCTTGGCCCAACTGAATAATTGCAGCATTGGCAGATGTTGAAGTAGATCCAGAAATGGCTATGGCCTTGCCTAGCGTGCGTGTTACTTCTTCCAATTCAGCAGTGGAAACACCTAACCGTCCAGTGACTCTGGCGAGGCGCGAATAAAGATCAGCCGTGGATTGGAAAGATTGGCCTGTTTCCTGGCTGATTTTAAAAAGTGCGGATTGTGCTTGGGTAAGTTCCTGAGTGCTGGACGTTACCAGCTTCAGGCGGTTTTCAATGTTGGCAGCAGCATCAGAAAACTCAATTAGTCGATCAACGGCAAAAGCAGCAACTGTGGCCTTCAGTGCTGTGGTTAATCCCCCAACACTCCTAGCGACTGCGCCACTGGTTGCTTCGAGTTTTCGTAGAGAACGATCAACCGAATTGAAAGCCGCTTGGGTTTTGTCAACGGCTGAAATCGTGATCGTGGTATTGGTTGCCATTACTTCTGGTTTCTCTTTTCAGCCTGAATGTTGAAATAAGCCACCCAACCCTTTACTTCGTCCAGCGTCCAGCTCATCACCTCACTAAGTGGTTGATGAAGCGTTTCAGCAAGAGCAAAGATGGTCATGAGGTCAGGCGACTCTCTCAGTTTTTTTCAATCTCCTCATCTGTCAACCCATCGTCTGCATTCATGGAAGAGACGATTCTGGCGATTACCTCAGAATCTACACTTCGCATGAATTCAGTACGATTCACCACCTTGAAAACCTTTTTGCCTTCAGCATCCAAGGCTTTGGCAATCAAGGTGGCAGTTAATGCTTCTCCAACCTTGCCAGCACTGTTTAGCGCCAGAATCTCCTGTTGCTCGCTCAACGTCATGGATGAGCGATAGTAGATTTTGGTAGGTTCACCTTTCTCGTCAGGCCACTCTGGAACTTCAACGAATTGAAGAGGCGCAGCCAAGCGATCACGGTAGTGAGCTTTTGCTCGTTGTAAAATTTCAGACATGACCTGTTTAGGCTGTGGTTTCGGTTAGTGCGCCTGAGCCTTGGAAACTGATGGTTGCGTCTACAGTTCCATCAATGGCCCCAGAGCGACTGATTCCGGTAATGATCACAGTCCCGTTGTAATACTTGCTACTCGTTGCCGTTCCTTCTGGATAAAGGTTTAGCGTGACACTGCTTCCAATCGTCACAGCCTGCTGGCCTGTGTCGTCTGGGTCCCAAAAAACATCGGCACTTCCTGAGAAACTGGTGTTTCCAGCAACAAAAGATGTTGCTGAATCGCTCAGTTGGGTTGTGTCGATGGTGTTGGCTGTAGAGTCGATGGAGTAGCTTTTGACTTCTCCGATTGTTTGACTTCCGGCTTTGATGACACCGGAACTTCCCTTTGTAACTGCCATTTTTTCTCCTTTTGGCTGTTAGAAAATGCCGGTGTTTCCGGCTTCAAAGCCACCCATCCGGCAGCTTCAAATTCTGCAAAATCTTCTGCTTCAATCGTTTTCCTTTCTCTTCCTCTAATGATTTTCATTAGAAGGTTCCTCCATCCACTGTGGCAACCGATAGCGTCACAAAATCGTTGCTCGTATCAATGGCAACAGTAATAGAAGAATCGCCTCTGACTACTCCATCACTTCCATCGGTTCCGCCAATGTAGCCAGCCGTGCCACCCGATACGGCTGCAACCAGTTCATCCGTGGAAGATTCAGGAATGTTCAGTGCTGTCTTGAAGGCGTTGAAGGTTATCTTCTTTTCCATCTGCCCAGAAGCTTCTGAGGCGTCATGGATCATGATTAAATCACTGGCTCCACTAATCGAACTAAGTGTTGAAAGCGAATCTACTGGTGGCGTGACGGGAACTTTTGTCGTTGCGTCTGTCGCCACAAAGATATTGTTTCGATCCGTAGTGAAGTGCGGCTCGCCTGCGAGCATAGACGTAGTAGGGAGATTGGCATTCAATCCCCTTCTCAGTTGCAATCTAGCCATTTCTCTCCTTTAAAAAGTGCCACCATCCAAGACGGCATTTGCTACGAGAATCGTGTCGCCAGCCTCTTCCGGTTGCGCGATTGTCTGGCGATACCTACAAAACCAATCCATTTTAATTACTCCCAAAGGGACGTCCCCTTCTGAGGTGTAATCGATCTGCACATTCTGAAGATAGAATTCCTCTACTCCTGCTGGTAATTGTCCACCCAAAGCATACTCGACTTCACCACCGATAGAGTCTAAGGTGTCATCCAAATCACTGGTGGCTCTCGCGGCTCCTTCAATCCGAACAATCAACGTTCTTTCAAGTGTCCTGAATTTGGAGAAGGCGCTGCGATCAACATTTTCCTCTAAAATATAAACCAGCAGACAAGGAAGCTTTGACTGATCCAGCCTGTGATGTCTGGTGGTGTAGACTCTGCCAGCCGTTGTGGTCAAAGGCGTGATCAACTGAGCCACCTGTTCGCGGATCGTCTGTCTGGCATGTAGAACGCTCATACACTGGCCTTTTCCATTAAGAGCGTTGTCATTCCCAGATTATCCGGCTCAATCCCTCTGAGAACATAGCTGACACTTTGAATTGATAGCGTGTCGCCATGACTGAGAGAACTAACGTCTGAGGTTCTTGCCATCAGTCGAGGCTCTGCTGATTCGTACCCAACCGATAAGCCATTGGGTTGAATCAGAATGAAGCGTAAGTCCCAAATTGCCGAAAAGGTGCTGGCATCTGCCTTGGTGACGGTTACGCCAAAATCAGCAGTATCCAGATAGATTGCACGATCAGCCTCTGATTCAATCGCCATCGAGGATGTACCAAAAACGTTCAGTTTCTTTGATGAGGTATTCGTTGGATACCTTGTTGCGACTCAAGCCAATTACATTCTCACCAGCGCTTCTGGCTGGATTTCCGGCAAAGATTTTTCCAGGCGTTATTCTACATTTCACTCCAACCACTGAGTTCATGCCAATCATGGAAAAGCTTCCAATCAGCGAATACTGGTGAACCGTTGCCCCTAGTCCCAGAGTTGCGCCTTGCATGACGTAAGAATGCCCACCTAGCTGCACCGAATTGGCGAGCGTTACGTTGTCCTCGACTACTGAATCATGGCTGACGTGCGAAAAATTCATGAGGTAGCAGTCTTTCCCAATTCTCGTTTTGTTTTCGGTTCCGGCATGGATCGTTGCAAACTCTCGAATTGTTGTATTGTCACCGATTTCAACCCCACAAAGCTTTGGCCTTGTTCTGTGTTGTGGGGTGTCGCCAATGGACACATGCCCATGAATCTTGACGTTATCTCCAATTTCAGCAGGCCCATAAATGATTGTGTAAGGCCCAATAAAGACGTTCTTGCCAAAGTGGACATTGCCTTCAATGACTGCGGTCTTATCGATGTTCACCAATGCCTCAGAAGATCAACGTGTACGTCTGGAGGTTTTGGATTGCCATGAAAGTAGACAATGCTGGCTTCTTCTCGTTTTTCAGGATTTTTGAGCCAGTGGCACTTGTAGGACTGAATCCGATCTGGAAATACTTCATTCAGTCGAGTTGCATCATTCGCTAGCAATCTCAGGAACTGCATTTCTGAGATTCTGCCGTTGTAGAGAATCCGGTCTTCATAGTCCTCTTTCCTTTGCCACTCTGCCCAGATCCACTCGCAGAATTCTGGCGAATAGCTACCGACTCCGTTGCAAATCGTTTCTGGATAGTTTGGATCTGTGAGAAGTCCAACTCTGCCTCTCCAACTAAGGATTTCGTCTAAATCTTCCTGAATGATGGTGTCGAGTCCAAAAACAAAGCGTTGATTGTTTCCCAAGTCCGGCCTGAAGGTTTCCATGACATTGCCATAACCGGATTCATCCCCTTCAATCTGGACTTGATCAATGTCCTCTTCAAATTCGTAAAACTGATCAACTAAACAAATCAGTCTGTATTTTTGTGTCGTATGTCTTGCAATCGCTTGCGCGAGTTTGTCCACCCATTTCGCAGAATAGCCTGTTGAAAACTGTGGCAGACCCTTGCCTTCCGGTTGAAATAAAATGCAGACTACGTCAATCATTCTGTAAGGTTTTCTTAGTGGCTTTCCTTTTTACCAGCTTGGGCTGGCTTTCTGTGGTCAAGCCTACGGAGCGATCAACCAGCGGCTCTTTCTCATCATAGGGAATTGCCTTTCCAAGACGCATGATTTCTCTGGCAGATTCAACCGTCAGGCTAACCACCTGTCCAGCCTTGACTACCATTCCATCCGCGACTGTGCTTCTGATGATTTGAACTTTCATTTTCTTGCCTTCAGTAATTCGTTCAGGTTCGAGTTGTAGGTTCTCACTCTTTCTGGACTCCGCAACTTGCTGATGATTTCCCCCCAGGCTGCTTTTCTTGGGTTGCGTTTCCCTTTAAAGCTTTTGTCATTTTCAGGCTTTGCGAATTGATGCCAGTAGTCCCTTCTCGTGTGTTCGTAGCTGTCCACCCCACAAAGAAAGATTTTCTGGTATCCCATGTAGTCTGCACACCAAAGAGCCTCTGGCCCACTGA